AAGTCTTTTGTTTGGTTTGTAAATTTAATTTCAAACAACTCACCAGTACCATTTAAGAACGGTACATAAATCAAATCACCTTCTCTTGGTCTTGTGAATATATCTTGTGGTACACGTTGAGAAAAAGAACGTTTTGATAATATGATGTTAACAGTGTTCTTAATTTCAAGGCCAAATTTAGAAAAGAATTCTTTTTCGCCACCATATTCCATGGAACTTGATAGGTAGAATTCAATTGGAAAGGCTGCACTGAATCTTTTAATTGGATCTTCACCATACAATATGTCTCTATCGGTTTCATTTTCAATAGGTAAATAGTAGGCGTCAAAACCCATAATCTTGATTGACTCAACAATCAAGTCTTCAACTACTCTCTGCTCAGCAAGAGAGTTATAGTTATTGAAATAAACCGAGGTTGCCATATTAGTTCATGAACATTTCTAGTGGTGCACCATACTTGTCACCAATTTCTGCATGTAACGCATCTATTTCTTCCTTGGCTTCACTATAGATTTTGTCACCATTTAACTTGACACCACCTGGCAATTGAATGCCTTCAAACTTTTTAAGGTTGTTACCCCAAGAACGTTTGATAAGTGCTGTTGCATATTCTTTCAACCAACGGTCATTCCATGCCTGTGTGTACACATCAGGATCAATCACCGCATAACATTCTGCAATGACTGTTGTGCCGATTGGTGCTTCGTTTCTACCCCAACCCCAATCAATATACAATCTTTGCATGTGTCTTTGGAATCTAATAGGAACTTCACCAGTGAACAGTTGTTCCAACATACGCAAGTGTTGTAATGTCAACGTATAGTTAATGTATGAAGCGGAGGTAAAGTCATACAACTCATTCAAACGGAGTTGATATCTCAAATCAAACATATTGACTTGAGAATGTGAATCTGAAATAGGAAATATTCTGGTGATACCAGCAATTTGTAGAACGTTGTTTGAGGAATCTGTGGCTTGAGCTATGTTCAAATACTTGTTGTTAATGTCTGTCTGGTCTATCTTTTTAATGTAATAGACTTTTTGTAGACCATCAAAATGATAATCTTGCCAGTATTGCAACGCATCATCAATACGGTCTTCTACCTGGTCGTCATCAACGTTGATTTCGATTACAGGAAACCCTAGTCTACGCAGGCAATAATCTTTGAATGCCGTTCTTGTTGTGATTGTTTTCGCCATTATATCCCCCTATAGGGATATTTATGCTTCGGGTTTCCACTCAAATTACATCCAATATTCTCTTTGGGCAATTTCTCCAAAAGGTTTAACGATATTTGCATCAATTCTTCCGTTGATTGTATTTGTCATAGTTGTATATGATTTACTTGCAGCGTTTTGCATCGAACCATTAGTTACCAATAATATATTTGCATCAGAAACTACATTTGAAGCAACAACACTTTGAATAATATTCATCTGGCCAGCAATTGTAGATATGTTTGCATCACCAACTACATTTGAAGCAACAACACTTTGAATAATATTCATCTGTCCTGGAATAGGATTGACTGTACTAAACGTATTTGATGTAGTTACCAACAATAGTGTTGCTGTGTTTATTAATGCCACTTAATTACTCCATCGGCACCGCAAAACCAACCCGTTGGCCATTACCTTGGTACATTGGCCAAATCATATAAGTTTTAGTATTGTACACGAATGTATCTCCAGGTGTATACTCGCCATTAAATATATATACACCGCATTGGTCACTAGCGTTACCGCCGTAATTACCATATGGGGTTGCTTCCCATCCGAATGGCATCAAGCCGAAACCTGTAGATGCTAAATCAGCACTTGGATATCTATTGCTTGTTACGTTACTATACGAGCCTGAGTATGATGGAAGTACAGCACTTGCTAATGTACCTGCTGTTTGAACTGTTTGTAACCCATAATTACCAGAAGTTCTGCCGTTCATAGTCATATGAACCCCTTGATTATAAATTCTTGGCCAAGCAGTAGCAACCTGCGGCAAAGCAGACACTATACTATGAACACGTAGTGGTAACGTGGTAGTGTTGGTAGTAAAATATAAATTTTGTACAGTAGTTAAGTCATTGTTTGTACCATATCCTATACCTGCACCTCGTTGAGATGTGTATAATACAGGATAAATTCCGTTACTATCAAGGTTATGATAGTCAAAACGAGTATATTGTGTTTGGAAAAATGGTCCACCTTGTATGCTACTGTTAGAATAAGATGTGCCCCAGCCAACGTTGTAACTAGTGGCGTTGGTGACAGCCCAAAAGAAACACTTATCCGTTATGTAAGCCCAAAATGTTCTAATGTTAGCATGGCCACTACCAGATGCCAACTGGGGTGATATATTTCCATAATTATTTCCACCTAATGTTAAGTTAGTACCTGAAGTACCGGCAGTAATTTCACTAAACGTTACTGGCATTGATGTTGAGGACATAGTGCCACCTGTAATCGCAGTACCAACCTCAAAGTATGCGTAACCGGTTCCAGCTGGACCAACTATTCGTGTATAAACATTACTAGAAGGTGCATCATATACTGGTTGTTCTAACGTAAAGTTTAACATTGCATTTTGCAAATCGTTGGTGAATACGTGTGCTTTTGTATTTGCTGGATTAACAGTTCTAATAATCGTACTATTGTTTGCATCAAAGTTTGCTGTTAATGTTGCCGAATAAGAAGCACTAGTAAATCTACTTTGCAATGCACTCACACTGGTGATTGAACTTGTGTTAACAATGTCTGCTATTATTCTTAACGGAATTGTAAATCTAGTGTCTGCTGTAAAACTTAATTTAATAAACATGATTATTCCTTTGGAATTGCTATGCCAACACGGTCTGTGTATCCAGAAAAAGTTGGTAAAATTTTGTATGTTTTTCCATTAAATGAAAACTCATCTCCTGGATAATAATCTCCATTAAATAGATACCAACCACCTTGTGTGCTGGCATCACCGCCAGAATTATTGTAGTATGAATGTCTCCATGAGATTGGTAACATTCCAAAAGTTTGAGTCTTCAAATCTGAACTAGGATAACGTGTATGTACTGTTTTAAAAATAGCTGCACCTTGTGCTGCGGTGGTGATGGTGCTGATAGAACCAGCTGAAACTGTTGTCAATGCAGTAAACTCATTGTATCTAGTACCTATACCCCAAGTAACATAAGGTTGAAGTATCATTGGCCAGCTGGCAGTTGTTGACGGATAAGCACTAATTAAATTAAACACTCTAAATGGAATAAAATTGCCTGTGGCCGAATTGTGTTGTGTGTTATCTATTCTGTCCCAATCTGCTACGCCACCAAAACCAATACCTACTCCTCTACCCCAATTTGTAAACATTAATGGTGTTATATTTGTTGCATTGGTGTTTGTGTAATCAAACCTATTATATTGACTAAAGATGAATGGTCCACTAAATGATGTACTAGCACTATAACTATTACCAAATCCAAGGCTATAAGTGTTGCCATTTGTGCAACAAAAAACAAGAGCATTATCACTTAAATACATGAAGAAAGTTCTTACAGTACTAAATCCACTGGTACTCGAACCAATTGAACCAGATGATCCTGAAGCCACTGAATTGTTAAAAGTTGGCGGTGTGCCAAGAACTGTAGTTGCAGTACCAGTTCCTGAAATAGGTTGACTATTTGCGCTTGATAAAGTTCCACTAGATAAACCGTTAGCTGTTCTAACCGTTGATACAGCTGCGGCGTCCGTAGCATTTTGAAATTGAATATAATATTTTTTTGTGTTATCATCATAATGAGAGAACTCAAGCGTCCATGCATGTTGGTCATCTGTCGAACCGGCGCCGTTTCTAGCATAACGAGAAACTGTGTTTGATGTTAGTCCGGTCGTACCAGTACCTGTTCTAATAATTTCACTTGTGTTTGCATCAAAACCAGTCAACAATGTTGCCCACCATCCTGCCGATGTTGCAGTGCTTTGCAGAGATGCAACGTTAGCAATACCAGGCGTATTAATGATTTCGTTGACAACACGATATATGTGGTGTATTTTTTTATCTGATGTAAAATTTAATTTGATATACATTATTCTGTTCCTTCTTCTATCACAGGTTGTTCTGGTACATCTTCAGCCTGTGCTAATGCATAAGCAAAATCTTCTGGAATTATAGTGCCTTTGGCCACAACAAAATATGCCATTGGACCAGCCACTTCGTACCAAATGCCTGAAAGATTTTCAATCTTACTGTATGCATAGTCCAAGAATTCTTGGCTTGTTTTTGGTTCCAAGAATGTTGCTGCATAATAATCATGTTGCCATGGTGACAACCATGGAGTTTGAAAGATGTTTTGTATTTCTTCGAATCTCATAACTTATCCTTGATATATGAAGTTAATGTATAAATCTGAACCACTGCTACTTTGTGTAATATCAACCGTTAAGTAGTCTGATGAGGTAACTGGAATCGTTAAACCGGTTTGTGTGTTTGATGTTTCAGCACCCGCAAATCTTATTGTGTTTATAACAGTACCATTCTTCTTAACAACAGCTGTGCTTTGTGTTAAACCTGGAGAGGCCAAATAGGAAGTAATTGATGTTACGTTTGCTGTTACAAGAGGTATATAGTGTCTTAGTGTGCCAACGTTTTCTGTCAATGCACCTTTCCAGTAATAGGTCTTTACGTAAGCTGCGGTAGTACCACCGCCACCACCTGTATTTGCAGCTGCGAAGGCTGCGTTCGCTGTGTCAAAGGCTGCGTTAGCGGTATTAAAAGAACTGTTTGCTTGTGTTCTTGCAAATGCGTCTGTGCCACCACCTGTATTTGCCTGAGTATAAGCAGCATTAGCACGGTCAAAGGCCGCATTAGCAAATGATGCACCTGAATTGGCTGTTGTAAATGCACCGTTAGCAAAGTCTGCGGCTGAGTTTGCTTTATTAAAAGAATTATTGGCTTGTACTCTTACCCATGTATCGGTAGAATTGTTCGCTTGTAGAAAGGCCGCATTAGCTGAATCATATGCATTATTGGCTTGTACTCTTACCCATGTGTCAGTAGAATTATTTGCTTGCAAGAAAGCAGCATTAGCTCTTGCAAATGCAGATGGTACCAAAGAAGAAAAGTCTTTGGTCGAATCTAATCTTGATGGAGGGACTTGAGTTGACATTCTTTATAACCTTTTCATTCTATTTATTTCACATTTTTTATTGAAAATTTTAGATGTACCAGGTTTGAGTGACCGTAGCCGGCGCAGATATTGCATTTCCATTGGCTGATATTTCTGTGCCTGAACTGTATGCGTATGTTGGTAGAGGAACAATCGTTGATATTGATGGGTTTATTGTGTTGGAACTTATCACCGAATTAAATGAATTTGTGCTAACAGTTACAATACCTTCAACATTTTGTGAATGTATATCTGTTGTAATGGTATTAATAAACACTAATGTATTTTGATTGGTGATTGGATTCAATACCGTTATTGCCACTGATCCGTTGGAACTTAATATTGCCTCCACATTTTGTGAATGTATGTCGGATGTGCTGGTGTTAATTGGTGTAAAAGAATCCACGGATGTTGAAAAACTATTCGTAACAACAGCAGTTGAAGTTTTAATTGTAAAAGCAATTGTGTTCGAACCAACAGTAAGAAATCCATTGGCTGAAGATAATAAAGGAGCCGAGGTGTTTGTGGTAATTATTAGTGTGCCTGTTCCTACGTTTGTAGTTCCACCAGCGGAAGTAAATGTTCCTGGATATTCTGTATTGGCCGCAACGTTTCCGTTACCTGTAACAGTAAATGCATTTGTACTATAATCAGTAAGGGTGCTTTGACTCTTACATGTTAATAAACTTGTTTGTGTACCTGTGATTGCAGCGATACCTGTTCCAGAACTTTGTGTTGCAAATAATGGTGTTACAGAAGGAGTAAAGTTTGCTGTATAAACTGCAACACCTTTAATAACTCTCAAATTAGAAATGTTGCCTTGCAAATCTCCATAATAACCGGAACCTATTCTTACGAGTGATGCACCGCCTGCATAATTTGTAGTATCAGCTTGCGTTGATGCAGTGCCTGTTCCATTGATCCAGTATTTCAATACACTTGATGTTCTAGTAATTGCAACGTGTGTCCAAGAACCACTTGTTGGATTGGCAGGTAATGAACTGAGCGCAAGATAATACAAACTTGAAGCTGCATTGGAGTTTTGCCAGTAGATATTACCTGAAAGAATTATAAGAGACCAATTTGTTCCACCTGATGCATATTGATTGATAATATCAAATCCTGCGTCTGTGGTTTTAATCCAAAATTCAATGGTAAAATCACCTGTGCCGAATTGAAATGGTAAGCCATTAGTAACAGTTAAGAAATCGCCTGTGCCATCAAAATAATTACTACCTAATGGCAGCGGTGCGATTATATTCGTAAATGTTCCAGTTAAAGGAAAATTAGATAACTGCGAACTAGTAACATTACTACCTGTGATGGCATAAGGAATCAATGCGTTATTACTTAATCCATTTGTTGCAGCCGTGTATGTTAAATTTGAACCCCAGCTGGCACCAATTGATCCAGTTAAGGATGTTAAATAAGACACAGCTATATTTGTTGTATAACCACCAGCAGTAATAGTTATAGTATTCGCTGAAACAGTTGTTAGTGTGGTCCGTAAAGTTAATTGTGATACACTATTAGCTATTGTAAAATTACCAGTAAGTGATGCACCATTAATTTGTGTGCTCTCAACACCAGTAATTGTGTATGCTACATTGGTACCATCGACCTCATCCGCAGCGTATGTAATTGTTACACTATCACCCCAATATAAACTGTTTGTGTTTGCTGTTAAACCACCAGTGAAAGTTTGAAATGTTCCACTACTATAAAATGCATGAACTGTATCTGAACCAACTGTAGTAACATTACCGCCTAGTGCCCGTTGGCTACCTGCGTATCTAACCACTACAATACCAGAGCCGCCTGAACCACCATCGTTTGTTACGTTGTAGTGTGAACCACCGCCACCACCTGAACCAGTGTTGACACCGGCCGCACCACCTTTTTTGTTTGTTTGTGAAGATAAAGAACCAACTTCACCATCAACACCAGCATTAAGTCCGCCTGTACCAGCAAGGCCGCCGCCACCAACTTTAGGTGCGCCGCCTCCACCACCACCTAGTCCGCCGTTACCGGCATTGCCACTATAACCTGCACCGCCGCCGCCTGCAGCCCAATAATAACTTGTTCCTAAAATGTTGTTTGTTAGACCAACGCCACCGTTAGCAGGTGTGTTTGATCCTGCAGCACCTGCACCACCACCGCCACCTGGATAGTAACTGCCGCCAGAACTACCACCGTTGTTGCCTTGGCCTGCTGTACCTAAACCAAACGTTGTACTACCACTACTAGCTACACCGCCACCTGAACCACCGTTGCCGGCAGGAGAATTGTTGTTAGCATATTCTGAAGCGCCACCGCCACCGCCGATTGCAGTTAAACCAAATACAGAACTGTCTTGCCCGTTTGTACCTCTAACTTGACCAACACCTGGAGGTGCACCTGCGCCACCTGCACCAACTGTAACTGTGTATGTTCCACCTGTAATTGAGTATGTATTGGCTGCCAAGTAACCACCAGCACCACCGCCACCACCCATGTCTGAACCACCACCGCCACCACCTGCAACTATAAGATATCTTGCAGAAATACCAGGTGTAATTACAACGTTTGCTGTATACGTTCCTGTTGTGATAGATAAAGTTTTTGTATCAGCAACTTTTCCTTTTGTTGGTACACTAAGTGTAAAAGTGCCGGCTGTGTTTGTAAAATAACCTGTTAGTGGTGTGCCGTTTAAATCTGCTGTTGTTACACCTGTTATTGTGTATGATACATTAGAAGAATTACTATCATACAAAGTGAAATCTATTGTTGTTCCACTAACAACTGTGTTTGCTGGTTGATAAAATCCATTTGGAAAATTTGCAGCAAAATAAATCTTACCTGCATTTCCATTCAAACTACTTGAACCATTACCGCCTTGTCCTGAGGTTCCTGCATTTGAGTCTGTATAATTTCCGGCATATAGGTTGTTAGAACCATTGGTCATTGATCCGTTTAAGACAAGTGTTGGATGTAGATAACCTGAACCGCCACCGCCACCAAAACCACCTTCGTTACCGCCACCTTCACCGCCACCATAGTAACCACCGCCACCGCCACCTGAACCTGAATCGGCACCGTTGTATGTTCCTACGCCGCCATTACCAAAACCTGTGCCGCCTGCTGATGTAGATGTACCTGTATTACCGCCGCCGCCGTTGCGGCCAGAACCTGAGTTGCCAGTTCTTCGACTGCCAACGCCACCGGCACCTGCAGCTGATTGAGTGCCACCATAACCACCACCAGAACCAGCACTATCACTATTAGAACCTGAAGTTCCGCCACCGCCACCGCCTTGTCGTGTTGCACCACCAGCAGAACCACCGCCACCGCCAGCAACTAGAATTGCAGTTGAATTTGATGTGAATTGTATGCCTGAGCCGGCACCACCGCCACCAGCAGTACGAGTAGCTGAACCTGCGCCTGTACCACCGCCACCTACTATTAATTGATATGATGTACCTGATGCGAGTGTTATAGAACCATTTGCATAACCTGCACCTGCACCTGCACCACCTTCACCTGAACCACCACCGCCACCCCATATCTTGGTGGGAATAGACATATCAGCTGACGGTACAATTGTCCACGTTCCAGCCGTTGATAGTGTTAGAGCACCATCAACAGATAAGTCCCATGTTGATTTCCCACTAACTGCTGGGGAAATACTAAAAGTTGCCATTTAATTAATCTGTGAGTCTAGTTTTGCAAAGCGACTAATTTTATGCCTTTCTTACCAAGAACATATCTCTGTATAGACCGTCATTTCCTATTACGTATGCATAATATGCTTCGTTATTAATGACAAATGTTTGACCTGGTGTGTAGTATTGTTGTAAGAAAGTATCTGATCCACTCATACTCTTATATAATCCTATTGCTGTGCCGCCAGCAGTCGTTGCACCCTGCGTGTTCTTTGCAAATACAATTGGAAATGCTGGAGGAACAAAAGTGCCTGTGGATGGATCGGTTGTTGGACCAGTTACTTGATAAGTTCCTCTAACTTTTGATTTAAAATTGCCAAATCCTGCCGAAGGACAAAATGGCAACTGCATCTCATTTGCCCAAAGGTATCTAGGATCTCTGATGTAATTATTCCACCCTGACGTTGAATATGAATGACATGAAAGTGGATCTATATAGTTGCCACTTACGTCAAGAACCGCCCCCGAGGTGGCATTTGACGGCTGGTTGTTTATTCGATACCAATATGGTGAACTGTTTACTGTGCCTGAACTTGAAAGAGTTCTTGTCCACATACTTGCATTTGATCCACAAGATTGATCCCAAAAGTATGAGGCGTCATAACAAACACTTGCTATCGGTGGATTATCGTTATATGAATCTTCCCAAGCTTGAGTAGTTCTTAGTCCGACATACATCATAGCACCAGGTCCATAACTTGCCGTTCCTGATAAACCGCCCGACATTAATATAAAATATCGTTCAGTGCTAGCTACCAACCATTCACCTCCTTGTACTCCTGGTGCCCATGGAGTATAACTATATGCAGTGGTTGATTCATCAGTCTTATTAACATCAAATCGGTTACTAGTATATACTCCACCGGCCGCTGGCATAGCTTGAGTTGTACCTAACAAATAATTTCCACCCGCATTAGCAGTTGTATTAAAACCGTGTGAAACTAATATGTGAGGATAAGTTGTATATGATCCATTGAAAACATAATTAACATTAGTTCTGAAACTCAACTTGCGAAACGGAAATGCACTTTTACCACTATCTCTAGAAAGGTCTAGTGTATAAGGAGAAGCAAAAGTTGTAGAATAGTTTGAAGTTATGTTTGTGTTAGCAGTGTTTGCCCAACCACCACCTTCAGTATTACTGATAACCTGTGTGATTATATCTGCTCCAGCAGGTGATGCTGTTGGTCCAGTTTGTGATAAAGCACTTGGTGTTGTGTTTGCAGCTGCAGTAGTTATGGCTTGTATTGCTCGTAAAAAATTTATAGCAACTGCTTCTTGGTCGGTTACCGTACCGTTAACTGAGGGGTTAATCTTACATAACATATTTTTACTCCGTTAGTAATGAATAATCATTAATTGTGAATCTTCGAACACTGCTTCCGTCAACGTAAGTTGTGTGTGCTCCGTATATATTTTCAGGAATTTTATATAATCCATAAATTACAGACAATACGTTGCCGTTATCTTCATGATTAATAAACACTGGATTTTCTATTACAACTACAGAACCATTTTCATTAAATTTTCTTAATGGTGGTGTACTGACCAGGCTCATGGCGGCCTGTGAACCATAAGAATTAGTTGTAAACTTATATCTATAAGGTATAATTCCACCGAAATATTCAGATTCTAAATCAATACCTGCCATTAATGCATCAGCCGTATATATTCTCGATACGCCATTTTTACCAATGTCAAAAATACCAATAGATGTTGCATTGTAAGGACTACTTATAACAAGCATTTTACTACTTACAATAATGTCGATACCTTGTTGTAGACCATAAGCATTAAATGTGTTTGGTAATATGTTGGCACTTACAGGTCTAAAAACTTGCCAGTAAGTAAATCCAAATACTGCGTTCATCTCGTTTGATGTTGATGTAACATAAGTGCCGGTTGATCCAGTTGTGCCAGTTATTTGTGATGAAATTGTTGTCGATGGAGAAACACTATTTGGATCATAAGAATTTGCGCCACTATTTCCTAATGCATATTCGCCAGCTTTTGGAAACATCAAACCCATGGCGCCACTGAAGTTGCCGCCTGCGGTTCCAGTAGAATAATATCTATCATAATTTGGACCGATTATATCACCAGCAGCCAGTGTATATCCAAGCTTTAAATTGCCAACAGCATTAACTGTCATTGTTGTACCAGAAAATTTTGCTTGTATGTATCCAATAGATTCATACTTTACTACTTCTCTGGAATTAATTAGAGTATCGGTACCAGATGTGTATGAGTTTGCAAGTGTTATGCTTGTTAATTTTGTTGCATCATAAGATAATCTAATGTAATCTGTTTGGTCACCATAGTCATTGTGTATTTTACTGTAAGTGTCTGAACCTGCAGCTGTGCCTACTTGAGCATATTTTCCTGTTGGATATGTTCCATAGAATATGGTGTTTGCTGTATCACATCCTGAACCTAAATCTCCTGTCGAACTAGCCAAACCTCTGATAATTTTATCTACGTCAGTTCTCATAGTGGTGACGTTAGCCGTACTGTTCATTCTATATCTAACTAACATTACTGGTCTCCTTGTGATACTGATTCGACTTCTGTATTGGCATCAGGTTCGGGATCGGGAATTATTGGTTCTTGATAACTTAAATCTGCGACCTGAATAAATTTTACAGACTCTAAATTTTCAAAACTATGAAAGTAATATTTGCCGCCAGGCACTTGAGTAACGGCAGTTTGTATTTGTCCGTCACCGTGTTCGGCCACAAATTGTTCGGTAATATATACTAAAGGTGGTTCACCATCAGGAATATTACCTGTAAATTCATAGACATAGCCCGAATAAATTGAAAAAATTTGTTTGAAATAGTAATTTGTCATAGTCTTATATTTAGGTGTTTGTGTATTTAATTCTAACAAATAAGTCTGTTGCGGATGCACCGTTCACATCTAAAGTTAGATAGTCGGTAGTCGCCAAACTTACACTTATATTTGCCGGAGTCATAACAGTTTGATTCTGAGTAATGGTAAATGTATTACCTATACTAGTTCCATTTTTCTTAATGATGTAAGTAAAGTTAGCACCAGTGGCCGCAGTCGATAGGTTTGCATAAACTGTACTTAGTGTCATTGCTCTAGGTGGATAAAACCTACTGGTGCCTGTATATGGTACAGTTATTGCACCAGTCATCGTTAGACTGACATATGTATCTACGGATGAACCACCGCCACCAGTATTTGCCTGTGCATAGGCCGCATTAGCACGAGCAAAGGCTGCATTGGCAAATGTTGCACCCGAATTGGCAGTCACAAATGAACCATTAGCAAATGAGGCTGCTGAATTTGCGGTTACAAATGAACCATTAGCAAAAGAACCCGATGAGTTGGCTGTGTTGTATGCATTGTTGGCTTGGTTTCTCACCCATGTATCTGTGGAACCTGTATTTGCCTGAGCATAGGCAGCATTAGCCCTATCAAAAGCACCATTAGCAAAACTGGCCGCAGCATTTGCAGTTACAAAAGCACCGTTAGCAAATGAACCTGCATTGTTTGCTTGTAAGAAAGCACCATTTGCAAAAGAAGAACCTGTGTTTGCAACTCCATAACTGGAATTAGCCCTATCGAAAGCACCGTTAGCAAACGATGCAGCTGCATTGGCTGTTATGAAAGAACTGTTCGCAAATGAGGCACTAGAATTAACAGAATCAAAGGCACCATTAGCAAATGAGGCTGCATTGTTTGATTGTTCGTAACTTGAATTTGCTCTTAAGAAAGCACCGTTAGCAAATGTTGCACCGGAGTTTGCGGTTGTAAATGATGCATTAGCAAATGTTGCACCGGAGTTGGCTGCATTAAATGCGTTGTTGGCCTGATTTCTAACCCAGCTGTCGGTTGCATTATTGGCTGTATTGAATGCCGCATTAGCTCTATCAAAGGAACCATTTGCAAATGCAGCTGCCGTGTTTGCCTGTAGAAAAGCCGCATTAGCCTGTACAAATGCATCACTTGCAGTTGTATCATCTATAATGAACGGTTTAATTTTTAGTAGTGACATTTTTTATTTAATTGATATCTCTTAAATGTTTTCAATCTTTTTTACTTTTTCCCAATAATCTTCTGGACATGCTTGTGCTGAATTCGGATCATGTTGTTCTCCGTAAATGTCACCAATAACTTCTCCGTCAATGTTTCTTAAAGCAAATACACAATAATAAATTGTGTCATCTTCTAAAGCAACAATTTTATGTTCTTGTTCTTTTTTAATAACAATAAAAGTTGGTGCGGTAAATTGTTTTGGTTCTTTACCTTCAACAGTAACTTCTACTTTACCTTTTGTTAGTAATGTTACATGGTCAAAAAAATGTTTGTGGCCAGGAACTTTATCTTCTTTTCTTTCCAGAACATGTTGTCTAACCCAAATATTTCCAAAATAACCAAGTTCATGTGATGACATAATAATATAAACCTTTTAAACAGTTACTACAGGTGTTGATTCTCCGTCAGATATATCTTTCCATGAAAGTGTTTCTTCATCCCACTTATACACTTTACCATCTGTAGGCATATCGACTGGTGCAGTCCACAAACAAGTGTCTTCTACTAATGTCCAACTATTGTATGGTTTAGGTGGTATAAATGCATCACGCACTGAATCATAAGTATATCCTGTACCAGCATAATTCTTTCTCAATGGTGTTCCACCTAATGTGTGTACACCGCCATGTGTGTTGTAACTTGTTTGTACGAAAGAACTTGGTTCTCCAAATAAACCTGTATTAATTACATCTTGTTCTATTACTAGAACTTGTGTTACGATGTTGTTACTATCAATTTGTGCAAAGTGTGCCATTTTTACCTCTTAAGAAATTCTATATTTAACAATTACAATACCTGAACCACCGTTTTTGCCGCCGCTGCCGTTCCAACCTCCGCCGCCGCCGCCGCCCATGTTAGCTACACCAGTTTCATCTGCTCTACCGGCGCCTTGGCCACCAGTTGCTCTATATCTTTCCATGGTTGCACCATATCCATCATTAATTCCAATACCACCACCGCCGCCAACAAATGTAACTGTGTTTCCTTTTATCATAAAATATTGTGCATTGCCACCTTGGCCACCTATATCGGAATTGTATGTACTTCCTCTGCCAGCTGCTCCTGAACCGCCGTGTGAATATCCATTGCTGCCTGTTGTGCCGGTTTGAAAACCGTTGCCGCTTACCGAATAAATCCTATAGGTTTGTCCGCTTTGTGGATTTGATCCACCAGTCGATGTTACACTTATACCTGTTCCGATAAAAGAAGATGATGCCGCAGTGCCAATGGTACCAGCTGCTTGACCAGCACCAATTGTTACTGTGTATGTTGCTGCTTCTAAAGTTGCTAGTGCTGAACCCGCAATAGCTACATCTCTAGTAAAAAGATTTGCATTTTCTGCGCCATAATATTTTACTTGGCCACCAGCACCACCGGTTGTACTCGTATGGCCACCACTACCAGCACCCACAACTAATAATTCAATACTATTATTGGATGCACCTAAAGAACTTACTACAAATGAACCACTTGATGTGAATGTATGTACTTTGTAAGTTGCATTATTTGCATCGGTAAATGTGGTAACTGTACCACCCGTGGCCGTAGGTCCAACTGTGACAGCACCGCCACCACCTCCAGCTGAAGCAACTGGTTGCACATAAGATATAGACCTATTAAAACTTAATCCACTTAAGGAAGATTTTTTAATTGCCATTAATAATTCTCCGAACCAAACGCACTGAAGGTAACGTTGCCTGTGTTAGCATAAACAGTAAGAACATCAGTTGCTGCTAGTGTTAAACCTAATGTCAAAGCAACAGTATCACTTGCACCTAAAACTGTGTCGTATGAAATGTATTGTGAATTGGCCAATGATGCACCAGCTGGTCTGCAAGCAATTCTAAAACTTGTTGTGTTTGCTGACAAGTTTGCAATTGAAATCGTAGAAATTACTGTACTGTTTGATGCAGGTACTGTGTAAAGAGTTGTTGCAGTATTTGGTGATGGATTAGATTGACCTAAAATTTTTAAGACCGATGGCATTTGTTAAGCTCCCATTAATAAAAACGTGTTTGTATATGTCAATGCAACGTTTGCAGATGTGAATGCTGCATTAGCTGTTGCATATGAATTGTTGGCTGTATTTGCGGATGACCTTGCAAATGCTTCGGTGACTGATGGTATACCACCTACAGTTGTACCATCATGCACGACTACCACACCTTTAGTTGTATCAACAGTAACTTCTCCGGTTGCTCCGGTAAAGATTATGGTTTGTGCAGTAGTTCCTCGCCTGAATTGTAGTTGTGTAGCCATTTATATTCCTTAATATATGTATTTATGTTAGATAACCAGCATCAAGTGGGATTAAACTATCTGGATAAAAAACTGATATTGTTGTTTTATTATCCCAAATTCTACCATACTGTTCTAAACCTAGTCCACCAAAAATTTCTTCTGCTACTGAACCCATATCACCTAAAGGAAATTTAACCTGAGTAAATGTATCAGAACTCGCATAACCCAAATCAACTAATGTCTGGTCTTCTATGTTATATGTTCTAATTTTAGTTGCCATTTTTTAAACCTTTTGTATTTATTACTTGGTTGGTAATGCTGATGGTGGTGTAAAGTTTGCTGTATATCGTGCGTATCCTTTTGTGAATCTTAAATCGTCTATATAAGCATTAATATATCTACCACCTTCACCTGAATAAAAATTAGCACCAATATATAATCCATCCATACTTGCCGCAGTGCCGCCGTCTAATGCCGCACTTGACGTAGCAGTTGCTTGTATAGTACCATTTACAAACATTCTCCATGTACTACCGGAACGTGTTATGGCTAAATGAACCCATGCACCATTTGTTACATTAGATGTGCTAGCCATTAATGGCTGAGTTGCAATATTGTTTACCCAAAAACTATACTTACCTGCAGCACTGGAATGCGGTGCGTGAAATGCCCACTTATTAGCTGCCCATGTTGTATTATAATTACCCATAATATTTGGATTCCATGCTGCATTTTGTGAAACTGGATAGTACCAAAATTCTATAGTAAAGTCACCCGAACCCATAGCATAATTTAAGTTTGGAGGTGAATATAGATAATCACCAGAACCATCAAAATAGATGCTAGCGTTGTTATACTTTTTAACCGCAGTGCTTATTTGTACACCACCTAAAGTCTCTATCACATTACTACCGTGTTGGTCAATGATACCTGCATTGGTGAAGTTCAACAATAGACTTGTATTTGCTATTGCTGTTAGTGGTGCAGCTGGTGGGATGAATCCTGTTGTATATAATGCAGTACCATTAATTATACGATGGTTGGAAATATAACCTATAAATCCACCTCTATTATTAGTACCACCTGATACAGATGCGTACATACCAATAACCCATCTCGCAGCCGTGAATGATGTACTATCCGTAAAACTAGCGCCTTGAACACCATTTACAAAAATCTTTATAGTAGAACCACTACGTGAATAAGCAATATGATTCCACACACCAACATTAGCTGGAATAGTTGAAACGGTTGATGTATTTGTTCCTGCATTATAGAAACTAGGATATGATCCAGTACTATTCACGGAAAGCGTAAGTCGATTATTTTCTGTAGCGTTTGATTGGTCTCTTGTGTCCACCAAACAACTGGCGCCAACTGCATCTCCGCCAGTCCAACTTGTATTAGTACCATATATCCACATTTCAACTGTGAAATCACCAGTCATATTTACCGATGCACCCGAACCTGCATTAATATAGTCGCCTGTACCATCAAAGTATGCACTACCACCATGTAAACTTGGAGTATAACTTGCTAAACTCTGTGCGGTGTATCCGAATGGATTATCTATAAAAATATTCTGTGTTCCTGACACACCTAAACTTCTTGCAGAAGATGAGTTGTCTATTAGTGTAGGATTTTGAAACGTTAATACTTTTGTATTTGTTATATTAGTTAATGGTGTGCTTGGTGGAGTAAAATTGCTTGTATATACTGCTGTACCATTAACAATTCTAAAGTTTGATAGTTTACCACTAAGATATCTACCCGCACTTTGATTACCATAACCAATATCATATGTTAGATTTTGGTTAGAATAGTCTGTACTATTTGCTGCTGTGCCTACACTCGTAC